AAAACCACTGATATCCTTTCTATTCATAATAATGTTCCATTATTTCGATAAACTCCGAAATACTGCAAAAATACGTGATAATTTTGAATCGTGCACAGCCAATTTGATTTAATGATTTAACGACAGGGGAATGATGAGGGGAAACTTTTCCTCTCGGACGTCGATATAAATGTCATAATGAAAGCTTGCCGACAGAATAAATTTCCCGGTAAAAATCAATCAGAATAGAATTTTACTTATTTTTGCTGCCGAAAATCAATCTAAATACTTTTATCAAAAAACTCATGCCTCAGTCCAATGCTAACACTGTCGATTTCCAAAACCTGGAAATCGCTTTCGCCAATCAATCAAACTCCGACCTGCGACAAACTCACCAACTCTTCAGAGTGATGAACAATGCCGCTCTTGTGAAGACAGGTAAATATCTCGTCAATTTCGCTTTTGCACTTCATCTTCCGGTGAAAAAGATTATCGAGAACACGATCTACCGGCATTTCGTAGGAGGAACGTCCATCGAAGATTGCGCCCAAACCATTCGAAAACTGGCTCAACGAAACGTAGGTACGATTCTCGATTATGCACTCGAGGGCGAAGAAGACGATGCTATATTCGATGCCACCACCAACGAAGTAATACGTACGATTGAGTATGCTCACATCCATCGCGAGGTTCCTTTCAGCGCATTCAAAATCACCGGAATCGGACGTTTCCATTTATTGGAGAAAGTAAGCGAGGGAAACAAATTGACGTCCGATGAGAAATCCGAATTTCAACGTATCATAGACCGAGTGGACGCTATATTCAAACGCGGGTTCGAATTGAATGTTCCTATTCTGATCGATGCCGAAGAGACCTGGATTCAACCTGTACTTGATAATTTGGTGATAGAAATGATGCGTAAATACAACAAAGAAAAAGCCATCGTGCAAAACACCTACCAAATGTATCGAACAGATTCGATTGAGCGGTTGATGCATCACCACAAAATAGCACTTGATGAAGGGTTTAAATTCGGGCTGAAAATCGTTCGGGGAGCATATATGGAAAAAGAAAGAGCACGTGCCGCCGCAATGGGCTACCCCTCGCCCATCCAACCGGACAAAGCCTCCACAGATCGGGATTTCAATAAAATTATTCACTACTTTGTGGAAAATGTCGATACAATCGACTTTATGGTGGCCACACATAACGAAGAAAGCACTCAACTCCTCGCATCTCTCATCGACTCGAAAGGACTCGAGAGAAACCATCCTTCCATCTATTTTTCACAACTCTACGGGATGAGCGATAATCTCACCTACAATCTGGCGGCAAATGGCTTCAACGTCGTGAAATATGTCCCCTATGGCGAAGTGAAAACAATGATGCCATACCTGTTTAGGAGGGCCGAAGAAAATTCGTCGGTGAAAGGACAAACGAGTCGTGAATTGAAACTAATCGAACAAGAGATTCGACGACGCAAACAGAATAAAAACAAATAAGGATGGAGTATCGGGATAGTTGCTCGGCTATTTTTTCTTCATACTTTATCGAGATGCTTGGCGGGCAGCGGCAGACCTAAGAGATGCCGTTTTGATCTTCGCAATCGGGATCATCATTGTGTTTCCCTTTTTCATTCCCCTCAATGTAGCCGCAGGGGATGCAATTTTTTGATGACGGGCGCTTGTATTGCCATATTTTTGTATATTTGTAAGTTATTATAATTTGTACCGTTGCGTTATCTATTGCAATTGATTATGCAAATATGCGTCGCACTATCGACATAAAAAAATACTTGGACGCATTATCGACATATTTAATATTATTTAACTATATGGGAAATAAAACAAATTATTCGGATTGGGAGCAAACAACTATTAATGAGCGCATTAAGTACATTGTTGATTATTTTTTTAAGGGCAATACAACGCAGATGGCGAAAGCTGTTTTTGTAAATCAATCTACTCTTAGGGATATTGTTGGCGAGCGAAATAGCACTCCGTCTTTCGATACAATAAAGCAAATTGTCGATTCTGCGTCCCTTAATATTAATCCGGAATGGCTCCTTACGGGGAAGGGTGAAATATTAAAAGCAGGCAATTCGGTAAAGATATTTGTTCCGGAAGATCTGCCCAAGCAGGTTGGTAGGTTATACCGCGCTCCAATTTATGAATCATATCCGGTAAGCGCAGGGCTTCACGGATTGGCTGCAATCAGAGACGATAAGCCTGACGGATACGCATACACCACTATGCCGGGAGTTACTTTCTTCCCGGTTATCGGATGCAGCTTCGAGCCGATTATCTATGCAGGCGAATATATAGGGGTGGTTAAGCTGAACTCATGGGATAGAGTGGATACCGAGAAGATCTATTTCATCATCACCAAAGAAGAGAGGATGCTCAAAAGATTAAAGGTTGACAAAGACAGGGAAGACATATTGTGGTGCGTGTCTCCGAATTTTAGCGAGTTCAGCATTTTAAAATCGGATATTATTGAAATTGATCATGTTTTCTTTTATGGTAAAATGACATAAAACTTAAAACTATTAATCATGCAATTAATAAAGTCAATAATCTACATCATTACATCTGCTGTTCTATGCTATTTGTTATGGCTATTTTTCCACTTTGTCACTCCATACATTATGGCATTAAATTGGATCATATTTATTTTAGTTTTTTTGATTTCTGGAGGTTTATTGATTCCGATTATCGGTATGCTACCTGGTTTGTTATCAGTATTTATTAATCGTCTTAAATCAAATGGTATAATAGATAGTGTTATTGTTGTCTTATTAGTATTATTTTTTGCTTTTTCTGCATCAAGAGATGCATGGATCGGATGGGATAATATAGGGTTTAAGGAGGTATTATATTCGATTGCACAAAATATACTTGTTTTGGGAGTATATTGGGGAATAGCTTTAACTCTTGTAACGCCAAAAGAGTCTTAGCATTAGGTTTATTTATAAAAGGAATGCCTGCTGTAATAATTTCTCTCGCAGGAGTTGTTGGGATTCCGGTTTTATAGTGGATAGGCAGAATATTCTAATTTTATACAAATAAAGACGTGAAGCCAAATGTAAAAAAATCCTTATTGGGACTTATCGCTTGTGTTGCTATTCTTATTATTATACTAACAGTGTTTGGAAACAAAAGCAGTAGTGGAGCTAAGAATATCGTAAATTTAGGAGTTGTCTGCGTGATTGGCATATTTTATTATTTGATTATATTATTGACATCTATATTTTCCAAAAAATGAAATTTACTAAAAAGAACTATTTATTAGTACCAAATGTGTTTATTCTCGCTTGCCTATTATTTATTTTAATTATTGGATATTTATTTGCGGTAAACGGAAGATACATTGTAATATCAGACGGGCATGTCTATGATAAATGGAAGAAAGAGGTTTATCGGATTGGGAGCAAGGAAATACCTGTGATAGTTAATGGAGAAGATATATATGATGTTACTCGTTGAATCAATAAAACAGTATGCCGGCAGGCTCAAAACCGACAAGGCATTGCTAAGCTATCTTGATACTGAAGACTTGGTTGCCAGGTATGATCCGGACGTGACAGTGGATGGCGTTACGGATGAATGGATTTCCGGGTTTAAAGGGTATGCAGGAGAAAAGCATGCAAGGAACGTGAGGAAGGCGCTGAATCAGCGAATGTAGTCCAGAATCTTTCTATTTGCCTGATCAACTTTTTTCAGGTTGAAGTTCACGTACACCGATGTCACTCTCGATCCATACTCATGGCCCAACGCTTCGGAGATAATATCCCTCGTGATGTCTATACCTGCTGCTATTGATGCCCATGTGTGTCGTGCTTTGTACAATGCAGATATATTTGTGGAAATAGATGCAATTAAAATTATAGATAACAATGAATATCAATAGTTTATGAAACAATCAGCGAAATGGATATTCTGCTTATCTTTTGTTTGTTGATAGGTGTTTTGACTTTTTATGTTACTTTTTTGTTAGTTGTTTCTTGGTGTTTTGGATGGGTTTTTCTATCTTTGCACAAGCAGTAACAAATAACCAAGGAGGAAGTCATGGCACGTACAAAGAAATCAGAGTCTGTACCCGTCCGAATTCGTTTCAAGGAATTGGAGAATGGGAACAAGTCCATCTACCTCGATATATATTATGAGAGGAAAAGACGGTATGAGTTCTTGAAACTGTACCTTATACCAGAAACTTCCGCCGAGGCAAGGGCGCAGAATGAGCATACGCTCAAAGCGGCCAATGCTATCAAGTCACAACGCATCATCGACATCACGAACAAAAAGCCACCGCTTGTTTTGTCCGAGAAAGGCAAGATGCGTTTAATAGACTGGATGGAAATATATATGGAGCAAAGAAAGCAAAATGGAAAACGCGGATTGGAGCCAAGTGTTCATTCCACAGTGGTCCAACTCCAGAAATATGACCCGAAAGCACGGTTGTGCGATGTGGACAAGGAGTTCTTGGACGGTTTCGTGGAATACATGACAAAGGTCGCCAAAACAAAACGTACCAAGAAACCTTTCGCCAAGAAGACCATTAAGACTTATGTAGGTTATATCGTCTCGGCTCTGAACCTTGCTGTTGACGAGGGCATCTTGTCCGTCAATCCCGGATTGGCCATTGACCGGAATGCCATACAGGGGGAACAGAAGAAACGTGAATACCTCACCATAGATGAAGTACGGCTATTGATAGACACCCCTTGCCGTGAAGACGTGAAAGTTCCTTTCCTGTTCTCCTGCTTTTGCGGCCTGCGGCTTGGCGACATGCGCTCTTTGCAGTGGAAAAATGTAATAGAGGAAACAGGGAAGGTTCATCTTGAAGTGCGCCAGCGGAAAACGGGCAACATGCTTTATCTGCCACTCAGCACCCAGGCGCAAGGTTACCTTCCGGAACAACGGGGCGATGCTGAAGAACATGTGTTTTCCATTCCACATACCACTACCTTGGATGTCGTATTAAAGAGGTGGGCTAAAGCTGCCGGCGTAAAGAAAAATCTCTGCTACCACATGAGCAGGCACACGTTCGCAACCATGGAGTTGACATTGGGGGCAGATTTATACACTACCAGCCAATTATTGGGGCACAGGGATGTGGAAACCACGCAGGTGTACGCAAAAATTGTCGATGCCAAAAAAGAGGCAGCCGTGCTGATGATAGACAAACTTTTTGAATGAAAAACAACTGACCGGAGGAAAAGCCATGGCAAGACCGAAGAAACAAGTAAAGGCTAAAGAGCCTGTCCGTTTGCGATTCAACAAGTTGAAGAACGGGAACACTTCCATATACTTGGACATCTACCATGATGGAAGAAGAAGTTACCAGTTCCTCAAACTGTATCTGGTGCCCGAAACCGATTATGCCTCCAAAATCCAAAATGCCAATACGCTTGCCACGGCGAATGCGATAAAGGCGGAAAAGATTTTGGAGTTGACCAACAAAGTGGCAGGAATTTCCGACCGTTCGTACAAGGCTAAGATGCTGTTCACCGACTGGATGAAGGTGTACCATGACTATGTGATGAAGCGGGGCGGTTCCAAGTCTGCTTCGACTTGGATAAACCGTAGCATAGCAGAATTGGAGGAATATAATGGCAAGGTCACACTTGCCGAGGTGGACAGGGAGTATTTGCTCGGCTTTATGGAACGGCTGCTTACCAGGAAGGCATACACGCGGGATCATGGGAAACTTGCCAAAGAAACTGTCTTCATGCACATGGACTACATCCGTGCGGCACTCAATTATGCCGTAAAGGAAAATCTGCTGCAGAAATCTCCATACAAGGGGATAAAACGCAGTATGGTGGCCGGGAAAGAGACCAAACGTGAGTATCTTACCGTGGATGAGATAAAGCGTCTCATTAAGACCCCGTGCCGAAGACCGGACATGAAAGCGGCTTTTCTGTTTTCATGTTTCTGCGGTTTGCGTATCATGGACATCAAGTTGCTCTGTTGGAAAAACATCATCCGGAACAACGGGAAATGGCAGGTGGAGATTACCCAATACAAAACAGGTGTGTTACTGTATCTGCCATTGAACATGAACGCAAGAAAATGGTTGCCGGAACAAGGCGATGCCTCGCCTGACGACCCGGTGTTCCCCACGTTGAGCATTTGGTACAAGCACGTGCTCAGCGATTGGGCGAAAGGTGCCGGAATTGACAAGAAATTTTCATTCCATGTCGCCAGGCACACTTTCGCGACCCTTGCCCTGAGTGCCGGGGTTGACATTTATACGACCAGCCAGTTGCTTGGCCATACGACCATCCGACACACACAGCGTTACGCGAGAATCATCAACAGCAAGAAGAACGATGCGGTTTCCTTGTTGGACAGCGCATTCGTCCAGTAATAATTTATCCACTAAATTTTAGCAGTATGATTAGAAAGCGTAAAAAGATGCCTGCTTTTAAAAAAAGGACAGGCGGACCGTGCCAACGGTAGTGCATCGCAAAGTGGCCTGAATTCCCTTCTTAGGGAACTCGTGGCCAAGTACCAAGCCGAGGTCGTGGCTGGCGGAAAACTGTACAAACTGTTCGCCATGGATTTTCTGAACAGCCATCACCACATCGACCGGCTGGATGCGGCGGGATTGAACGAGCACCGGAAGAATCTCGGCATCCTGCGTGGCATCCTGTTCGCACGGAAAGACCTCCTTGTACGGTTCTCTGAAATGGGAAAGCCCGATGATGGTCTCACGAAGGACTTGTTGCACTTGTATTACACGACGGAAGCGCCTCCTCCGGGGTGCGAAACGGGTGCGGCCATGCCTTCCGCCACCCATCCAAACCATTCATTGTCGTTAGGCTGCTGCCTTGACGATGACCAACTGAGCCTCATTGCCGATTGTGCCAATGAGGCTCGCGTATTTGTGGAAACCATTGACGCATCCACTTTCCGTTCTCTTTTGGAAGGCAAACTGACTGTCCCGCTGACATCGCGTAACAACCGGATGCTCGCCTATCTTTTCGACCAGTTGTGCCGGCACGGGCTGATCCTTTCCCGTTGGCAGAATTTGTTGGAACAGGCCGGAAGCATACTCAGTCCAAAGGGGAACAAACCCTTGAGGCATGAGCAGTACTCGAACGCGCTGACCCATGCAAGAAATACGCCGAACAGCATGCAGAAGAAAATCCGGGAATGCGTCCAACAAGTGCAAAAACAGCTTTCAAATGACGGGACAGCCAGCAAATGACACGGGAAAAGAGCAATAGTTGGAGCAACAGTTCCGAACTGTAAATGTTGGCCTGACATCCGTTTGGGGGCAAGCGACTAAATTCGCCCTCTGAAACGAAAAAAGTTTCGGAGGGTGAAACCCCTTCATTGTCCAACTTAAAAATGCAAGAATGATGGAACAACAAAGAACTGCAACGAATGAACAGCCGGAACGGGTGGAGTGCCCGTCCTGCCTGTTGAAACTGAGCCTGCTGCAGGCACAGGTGGAAAAAGTGGAAAAGCTGCTGTACTGCATCAAGGACACGCTCAACTTCAAAGAGGCCTGCCGTTACACTGGGCTTTCGGACAGCCAGCTTTACAAGCTGACAAAAACGGGAAAGGTGCCGCACTACAAACCCAGCGGCAAGCTCCTGTTTTTCAGCAAACGGGAACTGGACGGATGGCTTTGCCGCAACCATGAATGCGGTGAATCACCCTACCGGGTGGAAGTATCGGAAATGGAACTTAAAGGAATGGACGTATGACGGAAGCCGGATTCTTGGAAACATTGGAGCGGGTGGAAGCCGTCCACTCCATATTGAAACGGATGGAGGACATTGACTGCGTTTTGGACAAGATAACGGTCATAGAGGAGTTCATCAGCCGTTTCGGCACCTTGGAGGCATTGATTGCCAGGTTTGAGGAAGTAGAACGGCAGCTTTACATCTTGAAAGAAGTGTTCAACGTGGAAGAAGCCGCCAAATACCTGAACATATCCACCGGACATCTGTACCGCCTCACGTCCACCCATGAGATTCCGTTCTCGAAACCTAACGGCAAGCACATCTTCTTCGAGAGGAAAGCGTTGGACGACTGGAAACGCCGGAACCCGGTACTGTCCAACCGAGAGATTGAACGGCAGGCGGCTCTTGCCGGAATCAGCATGGGGAGTAGCAACTCACTAATGAAGAAAGGGAAGAAACAATGAACGCACATGGAATCATGCCGGTATCGGAAGACATCGACAGGCAGGTTTACGAGCAGATATTGAGCTTCATCCGATTGCGGGTCACGGAGACCTACGCCTACCCTCCCGAAATCGTGCAGGTGGACGGCATCACCATTGCCACGCTCGGCAATTTCAGCGCATCCGTGGGCAAGCCCAAGAGCAAGAAGACCTTCAACTGTGCCGCTATCGTAGCGTCGGCCTTGTCCGGCAGGAACATCCTGCACTACAAGGCGCATCTGCCTGAAGGAAAACACAAGGTGCTTTATGTGGACA